CTCCAATGATACAAGGCGTTGTTGGGTTTATAAATAAGATTATATTGACTCGTATTTCTTATGTAGTCCCATAATTTTGTGTGGGGTTGAATACTGGTCAATTACAGGTCAGATTGTAGAAGTAATGAGATAGTCTAAAGAATCCAGTGATACTTACATTTGATGGATCTACTCATGATGCCCATTAACATCCAGAATTAATATCAATAAAAGACAACCGGTTCTTGAATGGTGTAGTACCAACCATCTATAAGAATACAGACTTACATTATAATAGACTAGAAGATCTATTGTCATCTATGACTCAAATGACTTAAAATTTCGTATACAAGGTCTATCCTAAAGGCTTAAAAGGCTAGGTATTGATTAAAGGGAAGGTTCATGGAACAACTCTATCAGGTCATCCGACCAGGACTACGCTTGGTAATACATTGAGAGTATCAGCATATGTTGAGTATATTTGTATTAAAGCAAATATCCCTAAAACTGCTCTCCATGTAAATGTAGCAGGTGACGATGTTCTTATTTTTATAGAAAAAGAGTACCTTTAATCATTTTAATAAGTATATTCACTTGTGTATATCAATGGTGATATAGCTAATCTAGAGAGCAAGATAGTCTATGGACTAGGTTAAGTCGGGAAAGCTTATAACGTGTCTAATGATTAAATTGATTTTCTAAGTAAGTATGGATTTGTTTCGGGAGGTTAAGTAATTTTAAACAGGAAAGTGAGTAGGGGTTTAATGTCAGGTCACTTTACTCATAAATTATCTAAACACTTTAATATAGGTGATTTTAATTGGTGTATCACCACATCTTTGACCTCCTGGGCTTCAAATATTCCAGGTCTTAGTGATTACATTTAATAAAGGCTATCCTAGTTACAACACTCCATGCCGGATAAAGTTACTATTAAGTCAAAATAATGGCTAAGAGGAGTTAACGAATTCTTCAATGATTGGGGCTATATGAAGAATATACATGATTATACATAAGGCCATGGATGGAAATATTATTATGCACAGAAAGATGTTTACGCTTTACCATTATTATAGTCTTCACCTTAGATATTTGCACAATATCTAGATACAAAAGTTTGTGGATTTAGCCCCAATAAATAAAATGACAAACAAAAATGTAAACAAACGAAATAAAAGAAAGTAACTTAAAAATACTCGAGTAAAAAGACGTGCTCGTTAAATAGTCAGTCTTAATAAACAATTAAAATAAACATTAAGAATTACCAATAATAAAAGAAGAAATAGAGGTAGTTCTAGGCGTGGAAATGGGTTCGTGCCTGTATCATTGCCTTAATAAGTGCGTTCCTCGTTAAGTAACAAAACTTTTCAGGTTAGTCATAGGGAAATGGTAACAGTAGTAAGGACTCTAGGAACAACTCCCGAGTTCGGAGTATTGTTTTCTACGAGAATAAACCCCTTAAATGCTATATTATTCCCATGGCTGTCAACCATAGCTTAAGCGTTCGATCAATATAAGTTCACTAAATTGACATTCGAATATAAACCAGCTGTCCCGACTACGACTCCGGGAACAATTTACTTGATGGTTGACCCTGATGTGTATGATCCATCTCCCATAACACCTTAAGCCCTCATGAATTCTTCTATGGCTATAATTGGAAGTGTATTCACTCCAC